TCAAGGTAACAATCAAACTGAATTCGACTCCCTATCATCAAGGCGCACTGATAGCCTCATGGATTCCACCTCAATATCAGGACACAAATGCAACCATTCCGGAGCTCGCAGCCGGTAATCATGGTGTCATTCTCTCCGCTTCCACTCAAGATCAGTGTGAATACGACATACCTTTCATAAGTATGAATCCTTGGTTTGATACGTACAAATTCGACACACTTCGGGATGGCCCGAAATTGATTTTGACGAATCTAAATTCCTTGGTAACTTCTTCACCGTCTGTTTCAGATTCAGTTCCTATTACAATCTGGATACAGTTGATGAATCCTGAAGTTACAGGGTTTTTACCAGTATTCTATACTTATGCAACCTCAACTACTGTTACAAGTGGTACTATGAGTACCCAGTCATTGGAGAAAGTAGTTTTTAAGTCGCAGATGCACAGAAAACATGCGAAAGAAGCAAAAGAGGGAGAGAAGAAAGATGCGATTGGACAAGCTGTTAATGCAGTAGCAGATATTGTCGAACCAATGGTCAAGGATATTCCACTCCTGGGAGCAGCAATTTCGATAGGTAGGTCAATTATCGGTTCTTTAGATAAACCTACTTCCGATCAAGCAGCCACGATAATTACGAACCGCGTATTTCGTGGAGCATGCACGCTCACAGGGTCTGATTACCCCGAACCACTCGGTCAACATCCAGTCGAATCAATCACAAAGGACATCGGTCTGGTGTCCTCAGATATGCAAGTGTCCCAGTATGCGCAATTGCCAAACTGGTTTCAGACCGTCACAGCTACAACTGCAGGTGTAGTTTACACGACCCCCGTTCATCCGTTGAAGTTTTATAACTTTGGCAGCGGTGGGCGTTCCAACCCCGATTTCCTCGCCTTTTCAGCCATGCCCTATGGTTTTTGGCGGGGTTCAATAAAGTTCAAGGTTCAATTCGTTGGAACGGCCTTTTACTCCTGCACATTTAGGTTGTCCGTGTACTACGGACCGTTCTATAACTCAAGTGTGCAGACGGCACTCGCAGATGGTGTCGCAACCTACTCTAAGGTAGTGGTAGTCCGAGGTGATGCCTGGGCTGATGTAGAGGTTCCTTATCTCCAGAAAGCCGCATGGGCATCACTCGGTTATTCAACCCTTAGAGCCAATGACGCTCCACCCACATTCGTGATTGAAGCATTAACACCTGTGCTTGGTAGTTCTTTACCAGCAGACGCATTTTATTATGTAAACATTTACCGCGCGGGCGGAAGTGACATACAATTTGCGCAACTTAATGATGTTAATGCCAATGCTACTGGATATGAAGATGTAGTCTTTAAATCTCAAGCAGCCTTGGTGGACGTTTTTACTAAACCATTTGAGCCCATTGTACCTGGCGCGCACGGAGCGCTTAGTGACAGTGTGTATATGTCAGATATGGCAGGATCGATCACAGATTCACTGAAACGTTATTGTCAACCCGCAGGGGGACCAGTAACGAAAAATGCCTATCCGGAACAAGCAGGTTCATCAGCGAACGGTTCAGCGTTCTTCTGGTGGGCTAATGGTTTTGCATATTGGCGAGGGTCGCGACGTTGTCGTGGGGTAATTACATCGGTAGAAACAGCGTTTCTATATGACCGGAATGATAATACATCGCAAGGTGGTGGTTATTTTTATAATGAC